ATAAAACAATTTTTTGTTCGTTTGGATCGTAATATGCTGTTTTACCAAAGAAATCTCTAGCATTTTCAGTATCACCGTTAACAAATTCAATCGAAGGTAAAGGATCAATCTTGTATCCTTTTTTACGCATATGGTTTGTTAAGGCAGCGCACTTTTCTATAATGTCAATGTCTTTAGAATAAGTAGCATTTTCATTTAAGAATGATGAAGGGGTAATATATTGAGATGCATTTAAAGCTTTCATTAAAAGCATTACTAATGATCCAGCAGGTAAAGCTAAAATAGCTGTAAAACCAAATGCTTTTAAAATATCTGTTAATTGAGTTTTAATAAATTGTTTATCTAAATCAGTTAACTTAATATCACCTTTGGTTGCTTTAATTAATAAAGCAAAAGCTTTTTTAGTTTCTTTACCTTCTTGTTTAACAGCTTTTATAAATTGTTTAATATCGTAAAGAGTAGGTAATTTTATTCTTTCATTTACAACGGATGATATCATATCGATAATTTCCTGTTTTTCAGCGTCTGTAAGTTTATCAGGAAAATAAGTGATAAATTCTTCATTATTACCTGATAGGGCTGCTTTACGAGCCATAGTACCGCTTACACCACCTTTAGTTTGTACTTTAACAGGAATAGCATTTTCACTATATTTTTTAACATAAGCACTACGTTCTGCTACATCCTTATCATCTTCCTCGTTATCAGGTCTAGCACCTATAAAAATGTATACTTTTTCATCTTTATGGTCTGTTAGATAAGATTTAAAATATGAAAATGGAGATTGTACTGGGATGATTTGTGAAGAAACAGGAATAAATTTTTGGTACATTTTCCAAATCTTAACAGATTCTTCTTGTGTAACACCGTTTCTTTCTCCACTACCTACTAAAATATAAACTTGGCTTACTTCAGGATTTTCTTCTAGTCCTTGTAAAACTACTTCTAAGTGACCTTTTGTAGGAGGTTTAAATCCCCCTCCAAATAAAGCTACTGTCCCTAAGGTTTCTTCTTTTAATATAGAATCAACTAAAAACTTGGTTAACGAGTTCATCCTAAAAATTGTTTTAATTTTTGTTGAGCTTCTTCAGGGGAAACTATAAAGGGTAATACTTTATCTAAATTAGATTTTGACATTAAATCTTTAATTTCTACTCTTTCTTTTTCTTTACGAGCTTTAGAGCGAGCAATTTCTTTGTCTGTTTTTGGTTTCGTATTTGTAGGTTTAAATGGATCAAGATATTTTGTGATAATATCATCTAAATCCTGTGAATCGGATAATTTTTTATCTTTAGTTGTTGCTACAAATTTACCACCAAATAAATCTTTATAAGGTTCAAAGTTTTTAGTTACATTAGCCCATGTTGTCATTACAATAGCAGGCATTAAACTTCTATCTTCACCTTTAGAACGTTCAAATCTATCTTCGTTTTTACGTAATGATTTTTCTAATGAAGAATAGACATAAACCATAAACACATCATACCCAGCACCCTCTAAAGTTTCTTTTAATTCTTTAGTTTTTTTAAATGAAGCAGCTGTACCATCAATTACAACATCCCCCTTATTTTCAATTTCCTGAGTGAGTTCATCTTGGTATGTTTTTTGAGCAGCTTGCATGGCTTTAGCTGCTTTACTTCTACCTTCAGCATCTGCTCTTTTTAAATCTAAAGACACATTTGCATCTTTTAAGTTTTTAATAAAGTGATCATCAATGTTTAGTACTTTAAGTCCAAGACCCGCAATAATATCACCTACAATAGATGATTTACCAGCTCCAGGAGCACCTGCTAAGATTACAGCTTTGGGCGATGAAGTCGCCTCTCTCAATAGTGTTACCAATGAAATCATTTAACGCGCGTTTGGCAATAAATATCACAATTTTCTTTTAGCTTGCGTTCTGAATTCAGTAAATATTGGTTTATGTTTTGGGTTTTCAAGATCAAATAGTTTTTTAACTGTGAGGAAAATATCTAAATTTTCTTCTTGGCTACGAGATGATTCGTGCATTTCCCAGTTTTTGCCTTTTAAACGCTTACCATCTTTATCAGCCCCACGTGATTTTGATTTTAACCATAAGATACCGTAACGGTCTGCTTCTTTACCATAACATTCTTTGTACATTTGACCATAAACGGCTGCTTGCAAATCGTATGTAGTTTGAATATGATTTGATGTTTTAAAATCGATAATCCAAAGTTCACCATCAATCTCACAAACCATATCACAAGTACCTGCTACTTGCAATTCATCTGAAAATAGGTGTACTTCGGTTTCAATTAATGTGGGGTTATGGGTTTCCCAAAAATCTACAAAACGTAGAAAATATTGCCACACATCTGGGTGATATTGTGGGTGTCCACTTGGGGATAAAAAGTTTAACTCTTCACCATTTAAATAGGCTTCACACATTTCGTGTACTTGTGTACCTTCTTCAGCTGCTTTTTTAACAATGTAGTCAGCAGATGTTCCCATTTTTTTCAACCAATCCTCAAAGTGTTTACCCTTTGGATAAGATGATAAAACATAGGTTACAGATGGATAATACTTACCATTGCGTCTGTAATAACGCGAATCAGGCATAGTAATCTGTTTTGCGTCTTCTGAGATTTCTAAAATCCTGTCATAGGATTTTTTTACATTTCTTTTACTCATAGTAATTGTAACTTTTTCTCCATTAACTCATATGAATTTAGAGGAAAAGTGTTTTGAATTAGTTTAGTGAAATGAGCAAATCCCATATCACTTGGGTCTTTCCCTTCGAGTTCTACCAGATAGACCTCTTTACCTTGATCCATAAAATATTCAGCAAACTTAAGTGCTTGCTTCATAGCATCTGTATCAAGGGCAATATAAATTTTTTCTACAGTTGATTTAACAATTTTCTTCATTAGTGAAGATTGAATATTTTTTCCTAATAAAGGAATAGCATTCCTTTTAATAGCGATAGCATCAAACGGACCTTCACATAATACTAAAGGTGAATCCCAATTTATAAACAATTCAAATGGAATAATATCTCTTGATACTTCTGGGTTGCGATATTTCACATAAGGATCTTTTTCAAATGAACGGCCTGTAAAATAGTTTAAGTTTCCATTTTCATCATAAGAAGGAATAATAACCATATTAGCATATCTACCATTATCACAATAACCAATATTATACTTTATAATATCGTCTATATTAATGTTTCGTGATCGTAAATATGCCTTAGCATGGCGTGCCATTATATCGTTATTATCCACAAGAGATTTAAATTCTTTTGGCAATTCTAAAACATGGGACACTATAACTTCTTCAACCTCAGCACCTGTTTTTACTAATTTTTTTAATTCAGTAAAGTGTTCTGGGGGTGCTTGTACTTGTTTAAATAAACTACTAATAGTTTTACCTTGTTTATTACAAACCCAACAATGCCAAGGATTATGTCCTTTTTTATTTTCGGTAAAATTGATTTCTAATTTAGGTTTAGAATGGTGGCAAAACGGACAATGATAGGCTTGATTGCCTCTTGCTGTTCGTTTACCAGCTCCTAAAATAGAATTGACTAAATTTACTAGTAGTTCATTTACCATAACCCTTAATATACGAAACCTATTTTAGATATCAAAGTCACGTGTAAAAAACTTTCCAAGAATATTATCATTAAAAAATTCATCTGGTTTTTCTAAAACTTGGTATACCATTTGGTATTTAACTTCATAATAGGTTAGTAATTTTTTTGTAGGAGCACAAACTATAATATGACGTTCAAAATTTTCTTTTGGTTCAGTCTCGTATAATTCTTTAAGATACTTATTTGAACCCCAATATGATTTCCAATTTGATTCTTTAACTGCAAGTTTATAAGCAGGTCTTCTACCTACTACACCTTCGTATTCAGCTAGTTCTTTTTTAGTTAATTTTACTTTAGTTGTATTTTGAAGTATTTTTTTCCCAATATAAGCTTTGCCAGTTGGTATATGGACTATTCTATAAACAAAACCATATGTTTCAGTAGGAAAGTCGGAGATTCCCGACATTTCTTTATTTTGATAAATCCAATTCATAATTTACAGATCTAGGTTAACTAATATGGTAGTATCTGTAGTTGGGGAGCTTTGAATAGGTTGCGATAATTTAGCTACTGCTAATAAATTTTGATCATCATCATACATTCCTATAGTAGAAATATAAGGTGAGAAATAAGAACCTGTTGCATAATCGTATAAGAACTCACTTGGTGAATAAAATGTGCCCAAAGAGCTTGAATAAGCTGTACTACCTGATGAAATTGATGGGTTTAAACTGAAATTAAATTCATTTTCCCTTATTGTACATTTATATTGTGTTTCATAAATTGTAAATGCTGATTTAAAGGAGCATGTTACATTTGTATTTGATGTTAAATCTCTTATAGGTAATCCTTGATTTGTAAAGACTGCCATTCCGTGTTCGTAAATAATATTACCAACATTTTCATCTGCAGAAATAGAACCACTTCCTTCAAATGAAGCACTTGTATAAGTTATGGTAATTAAATCCCCTGAACTTGGGGAATTACTTGAAGTAAAAAATGCTTCAGTTTCGTTACCAATTCCCATACCATTTTCATCAACATTAAACCAATCTAAATCAGAACCTTGTAAACTAGCAGTTGTGTTAGCGGGGGATGTAAAAGGACCTATATTAAATGGAGTTTGACCTGCAGGAGAATAATCTATTTGAGTTAGCACATATCCTGAAGGGATTGTAATGGATGAAATAAACTCAAGTCTTCGATAAGCACCTGGGGAGTTTATAGGGTCTATTGCTTCTTGAAATTGAAGAAAACCTGCTGTAACTGTTTCAGTAAATACACTTTCAGAGTAAAAAGCATATGAACCTGAACTGTATAAATTACCTTCCCCATCATCCCAAACTTGTAAAACAGCACTAGATGAATCAGTATATTGGAAATCGAATGATTTTGGTTGGATATATTCACCAAATAATTTTGAGGGAATAGAAGTTACTGAGATAGTAGCATTTGATGATGTCGGAAAATGTCTTGAAGCTGTTAATGTGCTTGAAAGATAATTGTAATAACTTGGGGTATTAATTGAACCCGAAACGCTTTCTCTTTGGATTGCTGTTCCAGGATCACTCCAACTTGAAGAAATAAAATTTGAATAGTATAATTCTTTTACAGAATCATACACCTGTCTTTGATATTGGGTAGAAATAGCCCCTGTGGTTGGGTCTGTTCCTTCATCAAAAAGAGAACCACTTAAATTAGTACCTTGGAATCTATCAATCCCTACGAATTCTTTATAAGTACCGGTATCGGCTACAGACGAAGAGAATTCGCTGCTGTTAAAAGTAAAGTCTTTATTAACAGTAAAGGGGACTACTTTGATGTCCTTGGCTAAAAATTGTTTGAATGCACTCATTCATTAGAAGTCTAATTTCACTC